AACAAACGAAGCAGGCAGACCAATCTACAAGGACTATGACTTTGTGCGGATTATGGTCGCAGGGGATAACCTAACCGAAATTGACACCTACGCACAAGAAAGCCATAAACAGCGTTTCCCACGCCAATGGTTGCAATATCAGGCTAGTCAGGATTCTAGTAGCGAAATCCACGGCACACCCGTTGAGCAATGGCCTTTGATTAGCCAAAGCCAAGCCCAAGAACTGCGAGCCATTAAGTTTATGACCGTAGAATCCATCGCTAACGCATCGGATTTACAACTTCAGCGTATTGGCATGATTGCGGGTATGTCACCCCATGCGTTTAGGGATAAGGCCAAAACTTTCCTAAACCTTGCCGAAGAAACCGCAGAAGCCAGCAAGCGAGCCGAAGAAATTAATCAGTTAAAGCAAGAACTTGCCCAAAAAGAGATGGAAAATGCTAAAATTAAGGCTGAAACTGATGCGAAGCTCGCACAAATGCAAGAGCAAATGGCGGCTATACTTGCGGCAGTTGGTGAAAAGAAAACACGAACTCGTAAACCAAAAGTCGTAGAGGAAGTCTGATATGTCATCAACGATGCTCCAACTGGTTCAGCAAACAACGGCTGAATTAAACCTTGCAATACCCACTTATGTTGCTGGAAACACCAATCAGGATGTTCAGCAAGTATTGGCTTTGATGAACCGTGTTGGTTACGATTTGGTCAAAGAGCATGACTGGCAAGCGTTGGAGTTGGAGTATCGTTTTTATACTGATGCCGTAACCTTTGTGGGTGATACGGTCAGCGAAAACAGCTATAACATAATTGTTACTGGTGATGCGACCGCTTTAAATAGCAATTATTCCATTCAAGGTACAGGCATCAACCAAGACACCTATGTTTCAAGCGTAACTTTTAATGGCACGACTTCAACCATCGTAATGAGCCAATTAGCTAGTGGCACATACACAGGCGTGACTTTTACCTTTTCACAGACCAAATACGACTTACCACCCGACTTTGAGAACATTACCGATAATACCCATTGGGATAAGACAAAGCATTGGCAGATGTTAGGGCCTGAAGATGCCCAACAATGGCAATGGCTAAAGTCAGGTTATATCTCAACTGGGCCACGCATTAGGTGGCGTATTCTAGGCAATCAGTTTCAAATTTGGCCACCATACAATACAAAAGAATACTTAGGCTTTGAGTACCGCTCAAAAGGCTGGGCTAGAAGTTCTACAGGCGCAGTCAAAAATAGCTTTACCGCAGACAATGACACAACGGTTTTAGATGACACGGTGATGGTTTTAGGCACAAAACTAAAATACTTTCAAGTCAAAGGGTTTGACACTACTGCGTTACAACAAGACTATTTCCGTTATCTCAATGTAGCCAAAGCCAATGACAAAGGTTCTGCAACCCTGTCGTTTGCGCCATATCCAAGCAAAGTGCTTATTGGTTACGCTAATATCCCTGACACGGGTTACGGAACTTAATCATGGCAGTACCACAGCAAAGAAGGGCAGTAACCGCTTCTGTGCCTTCCCCTATTGGTGGATGGAACGCACGGGATTCGGTAGCCGAAATGAATCCGCTTGACGCGGTGGTTTTGGAAAACTTTTACCCAACTCCATCTCAAGTAGAGTTGCGTAAAGGCTACACCAAATTTGCTACTGGCATTACTGGGCAAGTTGATACTTTGATGCAATACTCAGGTGGTAGCACTCAAAAGCTATTTGCCGCAGCAGGAAGCGTTATTTATGATGTTTCTACAAGCGGTGCAGCTACATCGGTCCAAACTGGGCTTGGAAGTGACCGTTGGCAGTATGTTAATGCGTCAACTTCAGGTGGTAATTTCTTGACCGCAGTTAATGGTACAGATGCAGCTTTAATTTATGACGGTACAAATTGGATTAAATACGCAAATACCAGCACCGCGCAGACAATTAGCAATTTAACCAGTTCAGGCACTACTTGCACCCTTACAACTAGCGTTGCACACGGCTTAATTACAGGCAATCAAGTCACCATTACAGGCGCAAGCCCATCCGAATACAACGGAACATTTAGAATAACGGTCACAAGTGGCACAACCTTTACTTATACAGCCCTTACAGCCCCCGCTACTAGTCCTGCAAGCCCATTAGGTTCATATACGGTAGCTAAATTCATTACTGGCGTTGATTCTAGCAACCTAATTCATGTCAATTTGCACAAAGAACGCCTGTATTTTGTAGAAGAAGGCACTTTGCGATTTTGGTATTTAGGTGCAAACAGCATAAGTGGCGCAGCAAGCTCGTTTGACCTCGGTGGAATCGCCCGAAATGGTGGTTTTATTCAGGCTATGGGTACTTGGACTTTAGATGCGGGTTATGGAGCAGACGATTACGCAGTTTTTGTCACCAATAACGGGGAAGCTATTGTTTATAAGGGTTCTGACCCTGACGATGCTAATAATTGGTCGCTAATTGGGGTATGGCAACTCGGTCAAGTCTTTACTAGACGCTGTTTTTTCAAGTTTGCAGGCGATTTATTGCTAATTACCCATGACGGTATTGTGCCTTTAACTGGCGCATTGCAATCATCACGCTTAGACCCGCGAATTAACATCACAGACAAGATATATTTTGCAGTTAGTCAGGCCGCAGACCTATACAGTACCCAATTTGGCTGGCAAATCCACTATTTTGCTAAACAGAATATGCTGATATTTAACATTCCTGTTTTGGGCGGTCAGCAACAGTTTGTAATGCACAACATTACAAAGGCTTGGGCCAACTTTACAGGCTTTAATGCCACTTGCTTTGAGGTTTATAACGAAAATATGTATTTTGGCGGTAATGGCTATGTTGGCAAGTTTTATGACGGCTTATCCGATGACGATACCAACATTAAGGCTACTTGCCAGCAAGCCTACAGCTATTTTGACGCTAGAGGACAGTTAAAACGCTTCACAATGGTGCGCCCTATCTTATTCGTAGATAACGGCACACCTACGGTTTTGTGTGGAATAAACACCGATTTTGAAACTCAAAATTCCTTAGGACAAATCAGCTATAACCCAGCCTTGTTAAATGTAGGCGTTTGGGATACAAGTCAATGGGATTTGGCTAACTGGGGCGGTTTATCAAGCGTATCAAAACAATGGCAAGGGGTTACAGGCATAGGCTATGCGGCTGGAATTAGCTTAAATATTGCATCGCAAGATATTGCCGTAACTTGGGCATCAACCGATTATGTTATGGAGCGTGGCGCGGTATTGTGAGAACTGTTACGACTGAAAATCAGCGATATTTGGGGGATTGGCTGGTTCGAGTTCTTAACTTTCCCCTACCTGAAAACACGCAATGTATTGGTCAGTTGCAAGATGGCAATTTAGTGGCGGTTGTTGGGTACTGTAATTTTATGCCAAAAGCCTGCGAAATGCACATTGGCTCATTGGCTGAAACCAACTGGATGAGTAGAGATTTACTGTGGGCAGCTTTTGATTACCCCTTTAATAAACTAGGAGTTAGCGTTATACTAGGGCAAATCTGTGCTGATAACACGGATGCCCTAAAGTTAAACCGACATTTGGGCTTTAAAGTAGTCGCTGAGATACCTGATGCCCATATGGATGGTGATTTGGTGATTATGGCTATGCGTAAAGAGGAGTGTCGGTTTCTTAACATCCGATGCTCTTTAAATAAGGGAGAATAGTATGGGTGGTGGTGGATTTCTAGGATTAGGGCCTGCGCCAAGTGCGCCAGCCGCGCCTGATTATTCGGCTGCGGCAAGACAAACGGCAGAAGGTAATTTAGCTGCTGCAAGAGCGGCTACTGCTGCTAACCGCGTTAATCAGATTACACCATACGGTGAACTTCAGTATTCCATTACTGGCGAAGACCCATACGGCAATCCTACTTGGACTGCTACGCAAACATTTAGCCCTGCACAGCAACGCTTATTAGATATACAAAACCAACTAAGTTATGGCGTAGGTCAGCTTGGTACTAAAGGCCTTGAATATGTTGGGCAACAATTAGAAACGCCATTTGATGTAAGTCAGTTACCTAGCATTGGAATTAACCCAAGCGAAACTTACTCTGACGCAATTATGCGTAGATTGCAGCCACAATTAACTCAACAAAACGAACAGTTTGAGCAAAGTATGGCTAATCAAGGTATTCCAGTCGGTTCTGAAGCTTATAACCGCGCAAAAATGGCATTAGGTCAGCGTCAAAACGATTTGATGTTAGGCGCACAAACACAAGGTTTACAAGCTGGATTATCCGCCCGTCAACAACAATTAGGCGAGTTGGCATACCGCAGAAACGAACCATTGAATGTGTTAAGTGCATTGCGTACTGGCTCTCAAGTTACTGCGCCCACCTATATAAATGCACCGCAACAAGCTACCACAACTGGGCCTGATTTATTGACTGCAGCACAAGCTCAAGGTCAATACACATTGGGTGATTTTAATGCTCGCCAAGCATCTCAAGCTGGTTTTAATCAAGGATTAATGGGGTTGGGTGGTACTTTAGGTGCTGCTTATTTAATGGGGCCAAGTATGTCTGACCCACGCACTAAAGAAAATATTAAAGCGATTGGTGTAATGGATAACGGTTTGACCTTGTATAGCTTTGAATATAAAGACGAATTTAAAGACCATCAACTTGCTGGTCATGGTGTTCATGTTGGCGTTATGGCTGATGAAGTTGAGCAAGTATTCCCATACGCTGTATCTACGCTTGATGACGGTTACAAAGTTGTTAACTACGGGTTACTACCATGAGTTGGTTAGGCGATGTCCTAAAATTTGAAAACTTTAATCTTGCTAATCAATGGGGCAAGTTAAAGCAAAATCCTGAACGAGCATTTATTGGTGCTATGGATAAAGGCGGTTCTCTTGCATGGAACAAAGTTTACGATTTAGCAGGAATTAACAAGCGTTATGAACCAATGACCGATTGGTACGGTGGTGCTTCTGATGACAGTTACGCAAAAGCACAAAACGCTGGTATTAATACAGGGGCTGGTCGGTCTATGCACAATGTTGCAAAAGCCATTACTTCTGCCTATGTAGGTGGTTATGGTGCTAGTCAATTAGGTGCTGGTGCTGGCGGTGCTTCGGGTGCTACCCAATCAGGGGTTGTTAATCCCGCAACTGGATTGGATTGGTCAGCAACAGGAAGTGGTTACGCTGGCAATGGTGGCTATGTAAGTGGCGGTATGGGTGTTGGTGGTTCTGTAGGAGCGGGAAGTGCAGCTCCTTATGGTGGTGATTCCCAATATATTGCTCAAGATATGATGGAGCAAGCTAGAAGCACATCAGCCCCATCAGGAAGCCCACAAGCATGGGATACAGGCGATAAAGCAGGCGGTTTGTCATTTTTGCAACGCCAATTACTTGCTAGAGGTTTAATGAATATGGGCGGTGGCGGTCAACCACAGCGTCAAGAAGAATTAGACATTTACAAAACTCAAGACCCATTTATTCAAGTTGGTCAAGCATTGCCAATACAAGATGCAGGAGCATTAGCACAAGCGTTAAGGAATCCCTATGCCTAATCAATTTATGCCTACAAATACAGGAATTGGTGCATTACCACCTGAATTTGCTTTACAACAACAGCAATTAAACCGTCAGCAACAAATGGCACAATTATTATTGCAACAAGGCTCACAACCACAAGCCGCAGGGCAAATGGTAAGTGGGCGTTTTGTGCCTAATTCATTTTTTCAAAACCTTCAGCCTGTAGCTAATATGCTTGTTGGTGCTTACATGGCTAACAAAGGCGATAAAGCTGCGTTAGACCTTGCCGAGCAATTACGCAAAGGTCGTGCTGAAGCTGAAGAACGCATTATTAAAAACCTTACACCACAAACACAAGCAACTGAAATAGCAGGCCCATACACGGGTAATGTGCCTATGCCAATCATGCAAACTACTGTGCCGCCAAATTATGAAGCGGCTTTGCGTGAAATTCGTACCAATCCTTATGGTGCTGGAAAAGAGTATTTGCCATCAATACTTAAAAATGTAATTCCTGAACCAACCAAACCTACGACTGAAATGCAAAACTATGAATATGCTAAGTCACAGGGTTACAAAGGCACATTGAATGATTTTAGAAATCAAATTACCCCATATCAGCAAGCTGAATTAGCTCTTGCTAGAGAAAAATTTGATTTTGAAAAACAAAACAAAGCACTTGGTAAAGATTTGACAGAAGCTCAAGGAAAGGCATCAGCTTTCCAAAGCCAAATGATTTCAGCTAGTAATGTAGCAAAAAATCTTGAATCAAGCGGTTTTGACCCAACATCGCTGAAAAGTCAAACAGCAGTTAAATTAGCGGGTGGTGCAGTAAATCCATTAGTTCCTGTTACTGCACAACAATACAAACAAGCACAAGACCAATGGTCTGAAGCTTATCTACGCTTCAAGACTGGTGCTGCAGCTACTGAGCAAGAAGTTCAGCGCAATAATAGGACATTTTTTCCTGTATTTGGTGACAAACCTGACCAAGTGGCTCAAAAAGCTGCGATGCGTGAACAAGCTGAAAAAGATGTTGGAATTGCCGCAGGTCGTGGCGCAGGGTTAGGAGCGCAACCAATAGCAGCAACACCGACCCCAACAGCACCATCAGCACCAATGTTTGCAGTAAATCCTGAAACTGGCGCAAGAATACAGTCAACGGATGGCGGTAAAACTTGGAAACCTGCACCTAAAAGGTAAATAATATGGCACTTCCAAAAGGCTTTGTACTCGAAGAAACACAAACAAGTTTGCCTGCTGGCTTTCAACTTGAGGGAGCGGCTCAACCTGTAACTCCACAAGTAACGCAATCTGAGTTTGCTGAAACTGGTGGTGGAGCGGCTGTTGGCAGACCCGTGCGTGGTGTAAGACTAAATGTTCAGCCAACCCCAAGACCTTTAGAATCTTTTATGGCTGGTGCTACAAGGTCAGCGATTGACCCATTGTTAGCTGGCGCACAAATGGTAACTGGTGGGCGCGGTGGTGTTAGCGAAGCGGTAAAGCGTTTAGCCCAAGAATCCGAAGCCTACGAACAAGCAAACCCAGCGTCATACATTGGTGGTCGTATTGGCGGTGCAGTATTGCCCGCCGCAGGTGTTGCAAGGGGCGTAGGTATGATTCCTAGTTTTGCTCGTGCCAACCCTTATGTACAAGGCACAGCATTAGGAGCAGCTACAGGAGCTATGACACCTGTAGAAACTGGTGCAACTGGCCCTGAAATGTATCAACAAGCGGCTGGTAATGTAGCTACAGGCGGTGCGATTGGTGCTGCGATTCCTGTAGTTGGTCGTGGTATTCAGGCAGCAGGCGCAGGTATTCGTAGAGGTTTAGGCGTAACCACAGGAGCGGGCGAAGAATCTATTGCTCAAGCATTAAGGGCTGGGCGTGAAAGCAATCAGGCTTTCTTGCAAAATATTCGTGGCGAAGTGCCTGCAATGGATGTATTAGACCAAGCTAAAGATGCGTTGGCTAATATGAGAGCCGCACGGTCACAAGCTTATACACAACAAATTAAGCCAATTATGGGCAATCAAGCAAAGTTAGACTTTGCCCCAATTACAAGCAAACTTGATGAAGTTGTAGAAAGCCTAAAGGTTAAAACCCCAACAGGTAGTCAATTTAAGATTGGTTCAGACGAACTACGCAAGGTTGAAGAACTACAAGGCATTGTAAATACATGGAAAAAAGACCCTGCTTTGCATACCTCAGAAGGCTTAGACGCACTTAAACAGCGTTTAGATGCTTTATACCCTGATAGCCCAATGCAAAAGCAAGTCCAACGAGTAGTTAGCTCGGTTCGCAATACTGTCAAAGATACGATTGTGGCTCAAGACAAAAACTACGCAAAGACCATGAAAGCGTATGAAGAAGCACTAAGCCTTGAGCGTGAGATTGAGCGAGCTTTGTCGCTTGGCAATCGTAGTGCAGCCGACACCGCTATTCGTAAGTTACAGTCTTTGACCCGTAACAATGCCAACACAAACTATGGTTATCGCATGGAATTGGCTAAAGCCCTACAAGAGCAAGGCGGTCAAGATTTAATGCCTGCACTAGCTGGTCAAGCCCTAAGTTCGTTTGTGCCTAGAGGTTTGGCGGGGCAAGGTGCTGCACTTGGTATTGGTGCTGGCGGTGCTTTAACATTTAACCCAACGGCTGCCGCATTATTGCCATTAACTAGCCCACGCTTAGTTGGTATGGGTGCGTATGGCGTAGGCAGAGCTACACGAAATATTCCAAAATTAACAGACGCAGAGCTTAGAAACATGGCTCGTATGTTGACCACACAAGGCGTACAAGGAGCAATAAATGAGTAGAAACGGGTCAGGTGTATATTCCCTTCCTGCGGGTAATCCCGTAGTTACAGGCACAGTCATATCAACCACATGGGCTAATAACACCATGAACGATTTGGCTTCTGCTATGACTGATTCAGTTGCGGCAGACGGTCAAACCCCAATGACAGGGCCATTAAACCTAAACAGTAACAAAATTGTTAATTTAGCAAACGCCACATTAACTGGTGATGCTGTTAATTATGGTCAATTTAGCACCCCCACATTTACTGGTGCGGTTGTCTGTTCTTCTACTTTAACTGTTACGGGCGCGACTATTTTAAGCAGCACACTAGCTGTTACTGGTGATACAAGCATTTCTGGAAACGGCACAATCGCTGGAAATTTAGCTGTAAACGGCACAGGGCAAGTAAAACTTCCTAACGGAACTACTGCCGAACGCTCGGCTACCCCAACGGTAGGTTCAGTACGCTATAACACCACATTACAGCAGTTTGAAGGCTATTCAACCTATAGCGGACAAACAATTAGCTCAATTACTAATTCGACTACTACCGCTACCCTAACGACTGCCGCCAACCATAACCTAACGACAGGCACTTTTGTAACGGTTAGCGGGGCTACTCCAGCCGCGTATAACGGCACTTTTAGCATTACTGTAACTGGAGATACGACATTTACTTACACAATGCTGACCGACCCCGCAGCTTCAGCCAGCGTAGTTGGTTCTTATTTGGTCGGTGTTTGGGGTCAAATTGGCGCAGGAGCAACTGGAAACGGTGGGAATCAGGTGTTTTTTGAAAACGACCAAACTGTAACATCCAGTTATACAATCCCATCTACTAGAAACGCTATGACCGCAGGCCCAGTAACGATTGACACGGGCGTAACGGTGACGGTTTCTACTGGCTCGACATGGACTGTAGTGTAGTCTAAAATACTGAGAACAAAGGATAAATTATGGCAGGCAAAGTAGTCGTAAGTACTCTAAACAACGATACAGGCGTTCTTGCAACACAGAACGGAATGACTGGTATTGCTAAAGCGTGGGTGAACTTTAATGGAACAAGCACGGTAGCAATACGAGATAGTTTTAATGTTTCGTCTATTACAGATAATGGAACAGGCGATTACACTATCAACTTTACTACTGCTATGCCTAATGCTAATTATGTTATAACAGGGTTAGCACAAAGAAATGGTGGAAGCGGAACTTCACCATTTATAAAGACGGCTGGAACATACTCTACAACTGCGGTTCAAGTTGCAATTTTTGACCCAAACACTATGACTGCCGCAGACCCCACTATTGGTTCGTTTGCAATCTTCAGTTCATAAGGAATAAATCATGGCAGGCACTATCGTAGCAAGTACCCTTTCTGACGGCACAAACAGCACCAGTACGACTAACTGTATTCAAGGCTCTGCAAAGGCTTGGGCTAATTTTAATGGAAATAATGGAACGGTTAGAAGTTCATTTAATATTAGTTCTATTACTTATAACGGTACTGGCGATTACACGGTTAATTTTACAACTGCAATGCCTAATGCAAATTACTCTATTGTTGGAACTGCTGGTGCGTATTTGCCATCGGATGCGGTTCGGGTATTTGGAACATATTTTAATGGAACATATACTACAACTCAATGTAGAGTAATTGTTGTGCTGAATAGCGGTGGCGGTAATAACCGAGATATTGTAAATTTTTCAGTCTTCAGTTCATAAGGAGAGATTTAAATGCAAGTAATTATTTTCAAAAACGATAACGGTGGGGTATCTACTTGTATTCCTACTGGCGAAATCAGCATTGATGCTGTTTTAGAAAAAGATGTGCCTAAAGGTAAGGGCGCACGGATTGTTGACCAAAACTCCCTGCCCCGCGATAACGACTTTTATGACGCATGGGAAATGGATGATTCATCCGTTACTGTCAATTTTGACAAAGCCAAAGAGATTACTAAGAATCGTCTGCGTGCAGAGCGTACACCACTATTAGCCGCACAAGATGTACTATTCCAACGCGCTTTAGAAAGCGGTGCAGATACTTCAGCAATCGTAGCCGAAAAGAATCGTCTGCGCGATATTACTAAATTGGCTGATAGTGCAACTACCCTAGATGAATTACGGGGATTGAAAGCAGGAGCTTAATTATGCCATTAGTACTTAACGGCACTACAGGTGTTCAAGACAATTCGGGTGCTTTTGTAAGAGGTACATCCGTATCTGCAAGCGGTACAAGTGTTGACTTTACAAGTATTCCTAGTTGGGTAAAGCGGGTTACTGTGATGTTTGATGCTGTTTCTACTAACGGAACTTCGATTATTCAAGTTCAACTTGGTGATTCAGGTGGAATTGAAAATACTGGATACACATCTACAGGTGGTTTTATCCAACCATCACCTACTTTTGCTGGGGCTGCAAACTCAACTACTGGATTTCCAATACAAAGCGGAACTCCTGCCGCAACTCTTAGCTTTTGTGGTTCAATGATTATTACAAATTTGAATGGAAACACATGGACTTATATGTCTATTATTACAGGACAAGCAGCAACTGCTGCTATGCTTTTTGGTACTGGTTCTAAAACTCTTTCAGCTATTCTTGATAGAGTTCGCATCACTACCGTAAACGGCACAGATACATTCGATGCTGGCTCAATCAATATTCTTTACGAGTAAATATTATGTTTATCGTTGAATGGTTATTCGATAAGATGGGCTATCAGAAAAAGATTCAATGGACTAGCTCGGCATTAGTTTGGCAAGATGTAGAGCCGCCAAAGAAGCGTAAGCCAGCCGCCAAAAAGACGGTACGCAAGACTGTTCGTAAGAAAGCATGATATGGCTGACGATTTCCTCGACCCTTACAAATACGGTAAGTTAGTAGCCCAATTCGAAACGATGGAAAAAAAAGTCGATACGATGGAAGCCGACATCAAGAAACTCGTAGCAATGGCAGAACGGTCTAAAGGAAGTCTTTGGGCGATTATGGGTGCAGCATCCTTATTTGGCGGCTTTGTGACTTGGATAGCCGATTTAGTATTTAAGAAATGAACGAACCATACATTGAAACCGCCAAAGAAGTCGCTGGTAAAGCGATTGGTAAGCACGGCTTAATCTACATCACCATTATTGTAGCAATGGGCGTAGGGGCTTCTATAGTCCTAGAAGAAGGCAAAATGGCTGCCGTCATGGGACTGCTGGGTGCGTCTTTGACCGCCCTAATTTCTATGCTTAACGGTGTGGCTGGTGCAACACCAAAGCAAGATAAGCCTGAATACGAAATTATGAAACAGTTAATTGACCGCTTAGACCGTATGGCTGACCGTGACCCAGTATCTGTCGCAGTAGATAAAGATAAGGTCTTGGTTCAAAAAGGCGAAAATCAAACCGCCATTGGGAGATAAAATGTTTCCATTAGCTGCCTTGTTTGATGTAGGAATGAAAGTCTTAGACAAGTTTATTCCTGACCCCGAAGCCAAAGCCAAAGCCCAGCAAGAGTTAATTAAGCTTCAACAAGAAGGCAAGTTAGCCGAACTACAAGCCGATAATATTGAAGCTCAAGAGGTCACTAAACGCCAAGCATCGGACATGGCTAGTGATTCATGGTTATCTAAAAACATTCGCCCAATGACCCTTATAGCTATCTTAGCGGGGTATTTTATCTTTGCTGGTATGAGTACCTTTGGCATGAACGCTAATGAAAAGTATGTAGAACTGTTAGGTCAATGGGGTATGCTAATTATGTCGTTTTACTTTGGTGGTCGCACTTTAGAGAAAATTATCGACATGAAAGCAAAAAGGAATGACTGACCGTTACATGGAGTGCCTAGCACGGGTACTCAAGCACGAAGGTGGGTATGTTAATGACCCGCTTGATAGTGGCGGTAGAACCAATTTAGGGGTCACCCAACGGGTTTGGGAAGAATGGGTAGGACATCCTGTATCGGAAGCCGATATGAAGGCTTTAACCCCCGAAAAAGTAGCCCCCATGTATAAGATGAAGTATTGGAATCCAAGCTACTGCGAAAAACTGCCGAAAGGATTGGATTATGTGGTCTTTGACTTTGCCGTTAATGCAGGAACAGGCCGAAGCGTTAAGACGCTACAATCGGCAATCGGTGTCGTGGCTGATGGTGTTATCGGGCCTAGAACTATGGCAGCAATTAATGATGCAAACCCTAAAGAACTTATTAACAAGTTTTCAGACGCTAGGGCAGACTTCTATCAAGGAATAGTCGCAAGAAAACCCGACCAAGCTCGCTTTATTCGTGGCTGGCTTAATCGGGTTGAGGAATCACGCAAAACTGCCCTTGAGCAAGATGCAAGTCAAGACGAACAGGCTTAACGCTACTAAGATACGGTTGAACCAATACTGGCGTTTTAAACGGGCTGGGTCGTGAATTAAATAGGACTGAAGCCGTAGCATATCCATATCTTCTTCCACATATTGTGGCTTTTGATAGTAAATGCCAATCTTTACGCCTGTTTTAGTGGTGTACGGTATGTTCATAGTTGACTGTTAATCCTTTCTTCTATTTCAGGAATAAGATTTACTTGGTCAAGCAATGTATATACACTTGCCCCATTAATCCGCAAATCGTCAATTTCAAAATAATCGCCCATAATGCCTACGCTTCTATCGGCTGGCATTACACGACCAATGACTTCAACTGGTGCGTCAAATAAAGTAATAATCACGATATACCCCCAGTACGCAATACATAGACTACGGCTGGGATGCCAAACATAAATAAGCCTGCGATAACTCCTACAATGATGTCTTTCATAGTTTCCCCCTGTGTTA